CTGCGCCTTGAGGTTGAGCTCAGCGGCGGCGGCGATTGCCTTCTCGTATGTCGAGGCGGTCGCGTTGTGGGGGTGCTGTTCGATATGGCTGGTTTTCATAGGATCGTTATTGGGAGAGATTAGCGGGAGCGGCGGCGCAGGTCGTTAAGCACGTTAACGGCGGTGATGTAACTATCTTCCTCGCGGTCGACGGCGTCCTGCAGGCGCTCGATGCGCTCGACGTCGGAACCGCCAGCCTTGCGGTAACGGGCGATTTCGGAAACGAGCGCGTCAATCGTCGCGCGATGTTCGGCGATGTAGGTTTCGAGCTTGGTGATGGTTTCGGCGGTTGTCATAGGATCGTTATTGGGTACGGGATAACCTTGGGTTGTGAATTGCATTAGGGCAAGGGTATTTATCAACAATCTTTCGTATTAATAACCGGGGGGGTTATTAACGCGGGCAGGTCGCCCAAGGGTGCCCGATTTGAGGCCTCGCCCTGCCCCGCCAAGGCGGGTTTGCCTGCCCGCAGGGGTAAGTTACCCCTCCCGGCCCCGGAAAGCCCGTACGGCGACCGCAACCCCGACCGCCAGGCAACCTGCCGCCAGGGCCCAACCCAAATCCCGGACCGATTCAAGGGCGACCGTCGCGGCACTCATATTGTGCTCAAGGGATTTTGAATCGCTGCGCAGGCCGCCGTCGGTAACAATCAGGGCGAGGGCTTCGGTATTCTGCAGCTGATTGAGCACGTAGCCCGAAATGTAGGCCGACGCGCAGGCCGCGGTCGCCGCTGCCGCGGTAAGGATTGCGACCGCCCAAAGCAGATTTGTGTCAGCGCTTTCTTTTGCCGGGCTTTGCATTGACGGTTTTCCTCGGTTTGCCGGGCTTCCCCTTGGCGGCGTTTAATTCCTTATTGAGCCGGGCGGCGACGACCTGCTCGGCCCAGGCGGCGATCTGCAAGGCCATATACCCCGACACCCCGTTAAGGGCCCAAAGCATTTTTTTGTTAGTAATGTAACCGTCGAGGGCGAACCCCGAAAGCACGGCGACAATCATCGCGACGAAAAGGTGCATCAGGACCTTGCCGACCTTTAGGCGCTCGTCGGTTAGGATGATTTTGACGGCCATACCGAGCATACCGAGCAGGCCCGCGATAAGGCCTTGTTTGATGTCCGGGCTTATTGAGTCCGGGTCGATAGGGGTGGCGCTCATTTCTCGGTCCTGCGGTAACCCTCGCGCCAGAGCACGTCGACGACGTACGCGGTAAGGGTGCGGATATGCTTTTCGGTAAGGTCCCAATCCCCGACGTGAAGGGCCTCGTGCACGGTCGTATTCAGGCGCGAGCGCTCGGAATAATGCTTCGGGTTAATCCTGATGACGTACGATTCCCCTTCCTTCGAGGTATCGCCGAGCTTGGGGTCGGGCAAGTGTACCTCCCGAATCTTAACTTTCTTTTTCAGGCCCATCGGGAACGGAAGGGGTGGGGGTGGGCTTCTTTCCGAACCGTTCCCAGGCGAGGAAGGCGGCGAACAGGGCGAGGCCGACGATCACCGTTCCGGCGACCCAGGGGAACCAGATACTGTCGAGGATGTACGGAATCGAGCCCGCGAAGGCCCCGCCGACGAGCAGCCCGAGGCCGACGCGGACCGAGATAAGGGCGCAGGCGATGGCCCCGACGGCGACAAGCCCGGCGCCCGTGAGGGTCCAGATATTGCGGGCGGCCTCGCGGCGTACGCGCTCGACCTCGGCGACGAGCTCGGCGATCCGGGCGTCCTTCAGCTTGGATACCCGCAGGGCCTCGGCCTGGTCGGCTTCCATCTTCGCCCAATTCGCGTCGATATGGGCGAGCAGCTTCTTTCCGTACTCCCTGGCGGCCTCGTATTCCTTCCCGTCGTTACGGGCGGCCCGGGCAACCGCGTACGCGACGTCGCCCTCGGAAGGCTTGGGAAGGTAGGACAAGGCGACCGACGTCTCGGCCTTTACGACCTCGGGCTTATCGGCGTTGCGCTGCGCGACGGTGACGGCGGCGGCGACGCGGGAATCCGATTTGTCAATCTGGTCGCCTACCTTTGCCATATTGTTGCCGACCGGGGCCTCGGGCTGCTTGGGTAGCTCGGGCTTGTCGAGCAGCGAGCACCCCGAAAGGCAGGCGAGCGCAATCAGGACGGCGAGGCGCATCGGCGTCTTATTTGCCCTTGAGAGCGTCGAGGAGCTTCTTTCCCTGGTCGTCGAGCTTGGCGGCCCGGGCCGCATTGTTGCGAATCACGAGCACGGCGCCGACGATGCCGAGGATAAGGCCGAGGAGAAAAGCGATCATAATGGGAGGATGTTACTTCTTGGCGGAAGGGACGACAGGAGCGGCCTTGGCGGGAACGTACTTCCAGCCTTTGGCGGCTATGTCGGCGAGCGCGGCGGCGTTAGAGTCGTAGATGTGCGACTCCCAGGCGGTGAAGATGCGGGTGGCGGATGCGCCAGCGTCTTTGACGAGCTGGACGGAACCGGCATCGACGAGGACGCAAGTCTTGCCAGCGGGGAGGATAACGTCGGTAGGATTAGCCATAGGAATTATTTGACGGCGGGCTTGGTCGGCTCCGTGGCGGCGGCAGGCAGCGTGATGCCTTGGGCGGCGGCGGCGGCGCGGAGGTTCGCTTCCGTGTCAGCGGAGAGGAGGGACAAGGCCGTCTTGGCTTTGCCTCCGTTGGGAAAGGCCATGTAGCCGTTAGCCTTCTTAGTGGCGGGATCGTAGAAAGCCGTCCAGCCAGCGGGGATGACGATGTCGTTGAGGGTCATAGAAAGTTAGGTAAGATTAAGCGAAGTATTGTCCGCCAGAGCCGTCGGAATACCAATAGCCCCTAGTGCCGCCGACAATCCAAGAGCCGCCGTTGCTGATGTTGGTTCCGTAAGGCTGGTAATACGGAGAAGCATAGTATCCGGTGTATCCGTCAGAATATGAAGCGGAGTAAGTATAAACATACATTTCCAAACCAAAATCGTCGGGGCCAAGATCAATGTTTGGCGTATAACCTCCGGGTGAGATATATACAATCTGTCCGTAGGTCAGCAGAACTGAGTTGTTAGAAATCCAATAATTATTACCTGACGGAGAAAAATAAATACGAATAACAATAGAAGTATCATATGTTGGATTATATATCGCATTACCTCCGTTTGGATATGCTCCGATAATTCCAATATATTGTTGAGAATATACAATCAAATCAAAATAAGAAACTTGAGGATATGCAACGAAAGGCAATGTGCTTACATCAATAAAACCACCTGGAGCAAGTTGATTAAAACTATTTAATGCTGCGATATTATTTGTATATGCAAAAGCGACTCCAGTCAGAGGGTCTGGGGAAAGATAAGATTGTTTTGCATAACCATCGGGAAGATTTCCCCCACCCGTCGCCGCCGTGGTTTGCGTCGTGCCGTCGGCGAAGGTGATCGCGCCGCCGTCGCCGGAGGTCAGCGTCACATTCTGGGCGTTGACCTGTCCGGCGGGGGACGAGAAGTTTCCGTCGGTGATGGAATAGCCGCCAAGGTTCAGGTCTCCGCTGCCAGGAACGAAGCCAGAGACGGCCGCCGTCGTCTGCACGCTGTTGTCGGGGAACGTCACGCCAGCCGACGAGATGATGGTCTGCACCGAAGCATCGCCAGCCTGGACGCCGTTCGGGTAGATGACCGCGTAGTAGCCGTTCGACGAATCCTGCGTCTCCGCGTAGGACGGATAGACGTTAAAGGAGTCCGTGCTGGCGAACAGGCTAAGACCAGCGTAATCGAACGTGCCACCGACGGAGCCGCCAGAGGTAAGGTCGCTGGCGATGATGCCAGTCGTGTTGACTTCAACGGAGCTCGTACCAGCCGCAAGGACTGTCAGCGGGTTCGTGATCGTGCCGCCGTTGAACGTGCCGCCGCCACCCGTGACGACAGACCATGCGCCGTCCTGGCGAGCGTACTGCGATCCGTCAGAAGGGGCGTCGGTCAGGAAGCCAGAAGGGTTGCCTGAAAGCGGGTAATAGCCGGAGGCCGCAGCTGAAACAGTCAGGTAGTTTGACGCGGTCTCGGTAGCCATCGTCCCAAGGCCGAGGTTCGTGCGGGCCGTGGCCGTGCTGGATAGCCCCGACAGATTGCCAGCCTTCGACAGATAGGCGGACATTCCGGCCAAAGTCTGGTAGGTCGAAGCCGCCGTCGAGCTGAGGAGGTAGGGGGTCAGCGCCGAAGCCGTCAGGAAGCCCGAAGGGTTGCCCGTAGAAGGGTAGAACGCCGCCGAGCCTGGGAAGGCCGTAGATTGAAAAGTGGAATCCCCGAACGTGATGCCCGAAGCCGTCATCGCAAGGGTGTGCGTTCCGTCGGAGGCTTCTAAGCCATTGATGTAAACAACGCCGTATGCCCCCGTCGCGGTGTTCTCGGTGTAAATGTCGCCATTCTCAAAGACGGTGGTATTCGTCCCGACCGTATAAGTGATTGGGGACGTAATGGGGCCGCCAATAAAGGTCGGTCCAGCTGGGCCTTGCGGACCTGGCAGACCCTGCGGTCCGGGCGTTCCGATCGTAAAGACGAGGGAACCCGTCGGCGAGGCGGGCGTAAGGGTCAGGTTGATGTTAGCCATTGGAAAGGGTAACCTCGGGCTCGACGATGAAACGGACGGTAGTGGTCGAGAAAACGACCCCGCCGTACGTGCAGCGCAAATCGATTGAGGCCGTGCCGACGTCCCATTGAGAGGTAACGGAAGGGTCGGCGTAAAGGGTGACGGTAAGGTTATCGGAACCGACCGAGACGGTCAGGGGCCAGCGCCGAAGGGCACGATCCTGAACCTCGGCCTGCACGGTGACGCCCGCCAAATCCGCAGGGTCGCCCGTTCCGGGCACGTAAGGCCCCGTCGCCGTAAAGGTTTGCCCTCGTTTCCAGGTTACAGTCGGTGCCGCCATAAAATAGCGCGGGAGTCAAACCCGCCCGAAAGCCTTAGCCGGGCCAGAAGAAGCTCGTCGGCGAGGGGGTCGAATACGTCACGTCGCTCGTAAAAGCCCGCGATGTTCGGACGTACGCTGTAAGGACGAGCGGACCGCCAGGCTCAAGCGTCGAATAGGTATCGTCGTATTCGTATGAGTTATACGTGCTATCCGAGGCCGAAAGGTTTTGCGTCGTGCAGCTGCTCGGGGTCGGGTAGCTCACGATATAGCCCGTCGCCGAATCATATACCGCGGGATCCCCGGCGACATAACCCGGATGTAAGGTACTAAAATCGCCGTCGCCGAAGGCATAGGTTTGCGAGATATCGACCGAGCTTGTCGTGACTACCTCAGGCCCTGGATAAGCGTACGACCTGACCGTCGTCGTCAGCGTGCGCTTGGCGTTAAGGGTCTTTCCGACATAGGGCCGATGATATTCATATTCGGATTCGACGACCGAGATGCTCATCTTGAAATTTATTTCGGTATAACCTACCTTATGCGTCGGGGTGTTAATCGTGACGTAATTGGTGCTCGTAGCGTTAGACGGGAAATTGATACCGATGCTGCCGCCGTTCGTCGACCATCGCACCGGGGTATCGTACGCGGAATAATTCTCGTTTTGGATGTAATTCCAAGCGCCCGCGGCGAATTGGGGCACAATGTACCAATCCGCATAGGTGCCTGACCCCTTGGAATCATAGACGTCCAGGGTAAGGGTATTCGCCGAGGTATTGACGTCGGTAATCCGGGCAAGGACCCATTGGGCCGTCGGGCCGAACGTGCTGCCGCCGTACGCGATCACGGGCCAGCCGACCTTGAACGTGTCGGGAGGGGTCAGGGGGACATTGAAGGTCACCGACCCCGAGCTCGCAATCGTGAACGAACCAGACCCTGCGCCGACGACGTAATACCCGAGCACGGATATAATCGGAAGGTCCGCGACGATGGGCGGGTCGGCGCTCGGGTCCGGCGTCGGGTTCGGGAAGCTCGGCGCGTAGAAGTAATTAGCCTTACGCAGACAAGCGGGGAAGGTTCCGCTGTCGATCATACCCGGTAGAAGTAATACAGGGCCGAATTAGGCTGCGAATACTTGTGCCGCTCGGTCCAGAGGGAATTAAAGACGAATTGCGTAAAGGTGACGGGGGGATTCGTCGCCGTCGAGGCCGGGTCCTTCTGCGCCAGGGCGAGCAAGATAAAGCCGTACGTATCGTCGTCGGTCTGCGGGGAGTCGAACGCGTAGATAGTCGGGTAATTGACGTTCGTCGGGTCGACCTCGGGCCATTGGGGCGGCGTGCCCGAACCGATGGCGCATTGAAGGTAGATATAACAGTCGCCCGCCGAATTGAACGAATAGGTTTCGTACGGTTTCGGGGTTCCCTTGAACGTAAGCAGGTTTTCAATCCCAGGGTCGCCGATGCACGGGATCAGGGAGTTGACCGTGCCCGGGTACATCCAAAAGCTGCCGTCGCCGTTGTCGCGGGGCTTCCAGGGGGTCGGCTTGGAAATGCCGATATCGCGGTTATCGACGATCTGCACCCCGCCGGAGCCGAGAGAAATCTGCGGGCCTTCCCCGAGGTAAAACTGAGGGGTCGTCGCCGTGATGCCCGCCGCCAGGGCGTTAAGGTCCTGGGCCGAGATAGGGGCCCCGGCCTTGAAGCGCTCATTGAACCGAGAGGGTTGCCCGGAAATGCCAGAGTCGCGTAGCACGGCCTTAGAAGATCGAGGGGCCTTCGAGGTAGATATCCTTATCCCAGCCATCTTCGCCACCGTGCATCAGGTCATAGGTGACCTTCAACGCCGCGAAATGGCCCGAGGACGTCGGGGTGCCGATACATTCGACGTTAGCCGCGGTCATCAGCCAGAATTGCCCGTTAACGATCTGCGGGTAAATGTTGTTCGGCTGGGCGAGGGTCTGCGTGTCGAGGTTGTTCATATAACAACCGACGTTCTCGCATAGCAGCTTGACGGTATTCGTAGCCTCTGACCCGGAGAAGAACATAACGCCGCGGATAGTCTGCATACAGCGCAGATACTGACGAATCCCGGCCTTCTTGTTAATCTCCTGATCCTTCTTGGTGATGCCGAAACCGCGGAAAGGTCGGTTGCCCTGGGCGTCCTCGTCGCCCCACATAGCGTTATTCTTCTGGCTGGTCACGTCGTCGGAATATCCGGCGAGGGGTCCGTTTTCGTAACCCGAATCGGTCGGTTTGACCGTGAAGTTAGGATGAGTCTCGATAGGCTGCGCCGTCGTGTTGATCACGCCGTGAATCTGGGAGTCGCTATGACCGCTTTCCCGGGCGATGCCGAGGTAATCGACCGTGATCATAGAAACGCCGCCCTTGGCGCTCGTGATGTGGTAACGATAGGACCAGAGGTTAAACCCGAGGTCGATTGAATCGGGGTGCAGCACGCCGAGCTTGAAATGCTCGATGTTCGTCGCGATGTTCGTATTCGACGAATCAAGGGCGAAGGTAAGCTGAGCCTGGGCGACGCCGTACGCGTCGATTTCGATCGTGCCGGAGGGCTGGCGCAGGCCTCCGAGGCCGACGAGGTTATCGCCGAAATCTTTTCGGGTGGGGGAGGAGGTGGGCATAAGTTATCGGCCTGCCTTGGCAGGGGCTTCGGCGCCGGGCGAGGTCTGTTCAGCCATCTTGCGGGTATTCTCGGCGACCTGGCGCGTCGCGTCGAGCATATCGGCCTGATAAGAAGCGGCCAATACGGAGTTAATGTCGCCGCCGCCGATCGCCTGAATCGACGAGGCCGTGAGGGCGATGCGACCAGGGTTTGCTTCCTCGATATCGGGAATCTGTTCCTGCATCAGCTTGGCGCCGTACTTCCCAAGGGCGCCCATAATATTCTTTCGGAAATCAATCGATTTGCGTTCGGCTGCGTGCGAATATTCGCCGCCTTCCGTAAGGGAACGGATAATCTCGAGGGTAGCGCGAAGGGTGACGCCTTTTCCCTTCAGGTTTTCGATATACGCGTCGAGGAATTCCGTAGAGGTCTGCGAAATGTCCTTTTTGCCTGCCTTTTCAAAAGCGTTTTGAGTCTCAGCCATCGCCCCGGTCATAACGCCGAGGGTTTTCTCGTAATCCAGGCGCATCTCGGCGCTCTTGAAAAACTTCTTGGTTCGACCAGATCGGCGGGCATCGTCTCGTTCGGCTGCGTCGGTAATCTCAATCTGAGCCTGGGAATAAACCTTCGCGTCACGCAGCTGTTGATTGATGTAAGCGGAACCCGCCTGCACGATCGGCTTGAATTCCTTGCCGGATTTACCTCCGAAAAGCACCCCGATATTCGAGGCGACATTCTTACGGAGCGCAGGGTTTTCCCATTGTTTCGCCAAAGCCTGAAGCGCCGAAGATGCCGTGATGGAGCCCGACGAGATTTCCTCGTTAGAGTAACCAAGCTCGCGCAGTACCTTGCGATAAGATTCCGCTCCCTTAGAGGCCGAGCTGATGCTTTTCTCGAAGATTCCAAGGCCTTTGCTAATCGTGCCGATATCGGTGACGCCGACAGGCTTGCCCATTTCAATAATCTTCTGGAATTCCTCGGCGTTGACGCCCGACGTCTTGATGCCCCGGGAAACTTCCTTGAAATATTCGGCGGCCCCTTTAAAACCTTCCTGAATCTTTTCGACGATGCTTTCGAGGGTGAACATCGATCCGATTGATCCGGCGAGCCCGGTCGCGTAATTGGTAACCGACGTCTCGAGCATATTGCCCGCGTGCTTAGCGGCGGCCCCGGCGCCCTTCGCGATATCCGAGAAGTCGCCGCCGAATTTAACTTTTACGTCGTCAGCCATTAGTTGCGGGTGTTTTTGGTTTCGGGTTCGGGGTTCGAGGCCTTTTCACGTTCCATAGCCTCGAATTCCTCGTCGGTAATCAAATCAATCTTCGACCCTTCGGCTTTGCAATTCGCGATATAAAGCCAGACAGCCTCGGATTCGGGCATCGTCCAGGCCTGCTCAAGCGGGATTCCGTTACGGGCAAGCCCGGCGATGATCGTAAGTTGCCAAGGGATGCCGCCCGAATTCGCCTTTTCTTCCTTTTCCCAGAAACGGGGCCAAAGGGATTGCGCGTCGAAATAGATTCGCAAGGCAAGGACCTCTGCGGCGAGCTTGTCCGGCCTTAGGGTGTACCAGGCGGCGAGGGCCTTCTCGCGCAGCGTCGAGGGCTTGCGGGTGTCCTTAAGGTCGTACGTCGAAAGCACCCGGGCCGCGAACATCACATCGGAAACCGTAATAGGTTTCTCGGGCGTGATGATCGGGGAACGGATAGCCTCGAGGGCGACGCGGTGCCTGATGCAGAAGGGTAAAAGAGTGCGCCCGCAGACCTTGAGGGTCGGCGGGAGCATCGTGGCTGCCTGGTTCCACCGAATCGACACGGCGGCGAGGCGGTGACCAATTACGAGAGCGTGATGCCCTGGTAAGTGGTCATTTTCGCGGTGAACTTGCGGAACTGATTATTAGCGCCGACGTCGGAAATATCTTTAACAATGCCCTTGACGGAATTGTATTCGATCACGTCGCCGACAGCCGGGCGGGTGCCCGTGGGCTTCAGGACGCCGGAAAGGGTCCATTCGGTACGCAGGTCGTCGATACGGTCGGTCACGACGACGCCCGTTTCGTTCATAACTTCGACGTCGAGGGCGGGCTTAAAATCGAAGTCGTCTGACTGAAGGGTGACGAAATCCTTTTCGCCGTAGAGGGCCCAAACGTGAGGGGTTCCGAAAGTCTGAGGAAGGGATGCCATAGCGGGTTAGTCTTTGAAATAGCGCGGGAGTCAAGGGACCTCAGGGGCCGGGGGGAACGATGCCCTCGGGGTAACGGGCGACCAGGTTATACGTCAGGACATTACCGAGACGGCGCTCGGCGGTGACGACCTCGTTAGAGACAAACCAGCAGGCATACAGCTCGCCGTTAGTCCAGGCGGCCTTGAGGCCGTCGACCGAGGTCATAATCGACTCGGTGTTAATGATTCGCTGCCGATGCAGCTCGAGGGCCTGGGCGGGATTGCCCGCGAGCTCGTCGTCGCCCGAGGAATAGACATACAGGCGCACCGTAACCTCGAAGTTACCCAAGGGGGCCGCGCCGAGGTCGGGGTGCCCGTGAGCGCTTTCCGAGGAAAGAATGACGACGGGGAGGGAGCGCAGGTCGGTACCCTGACCGACGTTGATCTGCACGCCGGGAAGCATATCCGGGCCGTAGGTATTGAACCAGGCGGCGAGGTTCAGCTCGACAATCGTATTGATGCTATAATGCCCGAGGAAAACGGGGGGGAGGTCGGGATTGTTAAGGACCATAGGTTTAGGAGGCTTGGAAATATTGGTAAGAATTAAGGACCGCCGCGGATTTCTCCCAGGCCGACAGTTTCTGTTTGTTCATTTCGCGCAGCATCGCGTTGCGCATAGCAAAGGCCCGGTGATTAATCGCGAGCTGGACGAAACGGTCATTACCCGCCTTGCCGCCGATCTTGTTGCCGACGGTTACCTCGGGCTTGGCGGCCTGCATAAGATGGTCGACGGCGATAGCTTGGGCGGCGCCCTCGGGGTGCTGTACCCAGCTGCCGCCCGCGACCTTTGACCTGATCAGCTTGGCGGCGTGCCAATAGGCCGATTTAAGCATACCGACATCTTTTTGCTTCTGCAGGATATAAGCCTTCATCGTCTTATCGTCGGCGACGAGGGCGAAAGGCTCTTTAGAGTCTTGGGCCGAGCGCTTAAGCCCGCCGTGCCCGCCGTCGTCGCGCAGCCCGGCGTGAATCCGGGCCATCGTGGCGGTATCGCCTGACTCGACGAACGGGAGTGCCGCGTTCCCGTTGCCGTACTTGGCTTTAAAGGCCGTCCAGCGCATCTTGAGGGCCTTACCCCTACCCGTGCCTCCCTTGGCCTCCTGGTACCGTTTAAACACGTCGTAGCGGTCAAGGTTGGCAATCTGGGAGCCCGTCGCGTAGGCGATGGGGCGAAATACCTTAAGCAGGGAGTTATTGACGTTTTCCATCCCGTGCTGCTTTGCCCCAGGGGTAAGCCCGGCGCCGGGCACCTTCCCGTCGAAGGGGCGGGAATACTTGAGCATATCGGTACAGAATAGCCCGGCCTGCTGCTGGACTACCTCGGAAAGGCTACGCCCCATCACGATTGCGAAATCGTTAAGATGGGCCTCGAGGCCTCGGGCGTCGACCTGAACCCCTTTTTGATTCTTTAGGGCCATCAGGCAGGACCCGCGGAGCTCACGACCTTCACGATTACCCAGGCGCTCGGCGGGCGGTCGTTAATCGCGACGATGCGGTAATCCTGCCCGTTGTAGGCGACGAGGTTTCCGTAAATCACGACGCCGGGGTGGGCGACGGTGTCGGCCCGAAGGAATTTCACGTCGTAAGACGCGGCGTTGAGGAAGCCGCCCGTTTCGAGGTCCTGCTGCACCATCGGCGGTCCCATCAGGACATTGAACGAAGTCGGCGTGCCCGAGAGGTTCCTGCGGACGGTGACGGCCTTCGGAATCTCGGCGAGAATCTCGGCGGCGTCGGCGGCCCATTCCTCGGTGAAGCTCATACTGTAGCGCGGGAGTCAAAAAAAAGACCCCGGTTGCCCGGGGTCCGTTTGCCGACTTTTTACCTTTCGGCTTAGAGGTCGGTGATGACGATGCGCTGAGCGGCGTTCGGGTTGCCGACAGAGGTGCCGACGATCCACGAAGCGCTGATCTTGGTGAGGCCCTTGGACCAATCGTACCAATTGCGGAGAGCAAAGGCGAATTGGCTATCAGGGTCCTGCACGGTGATCTGCTCGCCGCCGCCGCTGAGAGGCGCAGCGGGAATTCGAGTCACGACCATATGGCCTTCGCGACAACCAGCGATGCCCTGGAGATGCTCGCCAGAAGGGCCCGCAGACCAACCGTTGTATTCCACCAGGTTGATGCCGTGCAGGCGACCGACGACGCCGTCGACGATCGGAGCGCGATCACCGTACGAGAGGTACTGAGCGACGGACGGATCCTGCAGAAGCTGGCCGTAAGCGCCAGGAGAGAGAAGCATCGAGCGGCCTTCGTACGGAAGGTTAGCGAGCGTGAGGTTCGTCGAGACGTTGGCGATCGCGGCGCGGTTGAAGTTAGCCTTGTTGCCGGAGTAAGCGACGCCGGAGAAATTGGCGACGGTGGTTTCGGCGAGCACGGCGTCGAACAGGCTCTTGACCGTGGCGTTTGCCATAGGGGCCAGGAACGTGCGCTTGAGCATCTCGAGGGAGATGGTTGCGACCTCGGTATCGGTGTACGAAGTGGAAACGTAGTTGTGAGCCGAGAGCGTGATCGCGACGTCGTGAGCGACGGCGTCGGAATCGACGAAGCCGGTAGAACGATCGTAGGTCGAAGCGCTGAAAGCGTCGGCGTAACGGGTGTGGACGACCTGGCCCTTTTCAGCGACGTACGCGCTGAAGTCGGTGGTAACGACCTTGTTGAGAGGAGCGAGCACCGGGACGAGCGTGCGCAGCGTTTCGGCGGCGACGAACTGCGGGGCGAGGCCCTGATTGAGAACGGAGTTAGTAGACATAACTTGTTAGGATGAGATTAGGGGTTGAAGAAAATTACTTGATGTTAAGGTGAGCGAGACAGGCGGCGCGGTTCTTATTGTAAAACGCGAGCTTGGCGGCGGGGTCCTGAATCGAAACGTATTCTTCCCAGATTTCTCCGGGGGTCTTGGCGGCGGTCGCGGTATCGGAAATCGCGATCTCGACCGGGGCGACACCTACCGACGCGGCGATCTTGGCGCCGACGACGGCGGCCTGCTCGATCTGCTCGACGGCCTGAGCCTTCTGCGTTTCGGCGGCGGCGAGAGCCTTGGTCATTTCGACGACCTGGGCGACGAGCGATTCGCGCTCGGTGACGAAGGCGGCGGCGGCGTTCAGCTGCTCATTGGCGGCGGCGAGCTCGGCGGCGAGGGTTTCATTTTTCGCCTTGAATTCCGACAGCTCTTTCGCGAAGGCCTCGGCCTCGGTGCTCTTGGAGGTAAAAGCGGCCTTGAGGTTTTTAAGGGTCTGTTCGAGGGTCATCGTACGATTTGAAATAGCGCGGGAGTCAAGCAATCGACCCGCCGCGGTGCTTCTCGAGCTCGGATTTGTCGGCCTTCTTGTCGGTATCCAGCCCGCGCTCTCCGGCGTCGGCGGCGTCGACCGCGGCGGCCAGGTCGTCGGGGTGAATACAGTTATACCCGGCGGCCTTATAGGCCTCGAGGCAATCGGAATTATTTTCGAGGATGTGCTTAACCTTGCCGTGCTCGGCCTCGATCGCCTTGACGGCGCCGACCTTATATTCGGGCATCGGCTGAGCGCCGTCGGCCTTCATATGCAACCCGGCGACCTTCAGGCCCTGGGCGTCGAGGAAAGCGGCGGTTTCGGCGCGGCGGGATTCCATACGGCCCGTCACGACGTGAATCTGCTTACCCTTCTCCTGCATCTGCATCAGGTGCTTAATGACGGGCTCGACGGGCTTATCGTCGTCGTCCTCGGTTCGGATCGTGCCGTCGAAATCGGAAACGACGCACTTCATTTCAGGTTCCTCGTCGGGTTCGTCCTGCGGGTCGACCGGGTCCTGCGGGTCGCGATTCTTCATTTCCTCGGTCGGCTCCTCGCCGACGGCGGTTTCGGCCTTAGGCTTCAGCTTGCCGGAAATGACCGCGGCGGCCTGAGGCATACCCTTGAGGGCACGACCTGCGGCGAAGCGGGACAAGGCCTCATCTTCGCGCTCGGGTTCCTCGCCGCCGACAATCTCGCTGATCTCGTGACGGGCGTCGTTTTCCTCGTCGGCTTCCATCTGCTCGGCGACCTGGGCGTTAAGCGCCTGCATCATCTCGTCAAACCCGTTGACCAGGGAGGTAACAAGCCCGGCCTCGGCGGCCCGTTTGCCCGAGAAGGATTGACCCTGCATAGATTCGTCGGAAACGAATTCGCGGACCGACGTGACGGCGGCCTTGAAATCGGCGTGAATGTCGTCGACCTCGGCCTGCAGCAGATCGCGCTGCTCCGGGCTGATGCCGAGGCCGTCCAGGCCGATGCCCTTATATTTTCCGGCCTTTACCAGCTCCTGTCGAAGGCCTTCGTTTTCATAGAGCTTCTCGGAATTGGTGAAACAGATATACACGCCGACGGAACCGACGGACGAGCTCCCCGTCGCGTAAAATGACTTAGCCTGCGAGGCGATCCAATAGGCGGCGCTGCAGGCCTCGCCGTCGGTAAAGGAAATTACTTCCTTGGAGCAGTTGCGAATACGGTTCGCGAGCTCAGGAACCCCGACCGACGTGCCGCCCGGGGAATCGACGTCGAGGATAATGGTCTTAATGGTCGGGTCGCGCTCGGCTTCCTCGAGCATTTCCTCGACGGCCTCGATATCGCAGGCGCCGCACGCCGCTTCGAGGTCACTTAGGCCCTTACCGATGCAGCCTTTGACGGGGATAATCGCGAAGGGAGGAAACTTCTCGATCGTCTCCTTAGCGCCGAAGATCGCCGCGAGCATATCGCCCATATCCGACAGCTTGGCCCCGAGGGGCATAGCGACGTCGGCGGTCCGGGCCAGATAGGCCTCGGCCTGCGAAGGGGAGATAAGCAGGGGGCGCTTACCGCGGATATCTCGAATAAGGGATTTCATTATTTAGGAAATTAGGGGTTACCCGCGGACGGGAAGGGGGTGAATTCTTTGTCGGGTTCCGGGCCGACCGCATCCTGCGACGCGGAATCGATATCCGCGTTAGGCGTATTGGAAGGCTTGGTAATCATCCAGAGGGGCACGTTCCATTTCTTCGCCGCGTCGATAGCCAGGCGGGCGTCGGCGCCGCGTCGGTCGACCTCGGTCGCGTAGCTCATACCGCGCTCGGCGAAATCATCGGAATAGGTCTTAATGCCCTGCTCAAGGTCCTTCTGGTTGGCGGCGGCCTCGCGGCCCGCGTCGACGCTCACCCGGCGAGGGGTGACCCAATTAACGCGGTGCCAATTCTCGTTAGGCTCAAGCTCGCCATTGGCGATGGCGTTGCCGATCACGTATCCCCAGGTCGGGACGCAAAGATGATTGATGAGAATATTCTGACGATTCGAGAAAGCACGTTCGGCCTTCGCGACGATGAAGCGCATAGCAGCGCCGCCAGCAGCCGAAGGATTGCAGACAAATTCCCAAGGCAGCCCCGAGCCCATACAGCTGTCCCGATTATTGAAATCTATAAATCCCGAGAAAAGTTGGTTGGGGCGTTTTGACTCGAAGGATTCCAGCTTCTCCCCGGGCGCGAGAGCAAGCACCTTGCCGCCGACGAACGAACCGATCTGTTCGGGGTTGTTGTAAACGCCGTTCGGATAATCCTGCGGACGCATACCGAAGGCCTCGAAATCGCCCGTGTCGAATTGACCGCCGTTGTCGCGGGTGATCGTACGTACGATATCCGCGTTAGACTTCGCCGCGACCTTCTCGAGGCTCAGGAGCTCGAGCACGTCGATAATCCCGTTAATCGCGCTGACCAGGGGAGAATAAGCCCGGGCGCCCGTGACCTGCTCGGGGTTGTGCACGTGCATAATCGCGTTCGCGCTGACGACGCGGGCCGTGCCGTCGGAACGAATCACGTTGTAGCCGATCACGCGCGAATACTTATTGAAAATCACTCCGTCGAAGGCGCCCGCAGGATCGGGCATACCGTTGGACATACCGACGCGATGCGACTCGATAAGCTGCAGGAGCGGGAAGGAATTCTGCCCGTAGGTCTTGAGCACGAAAATCTCTCCGTCGACGTCAATCTTTCGGCAGACGAGCTGCTGCACTTCGTGCCAATTATAGCGCCCGGTCAGCTCGCAGGGTCGGCTCGCCCAATCCTCGAAATACTTCGCGGCCTTGGCATCCCAGGCGGGATTGCCCGACGCGGGCTGAACCTTGATTCCGTCGCCGACCGCGTACATACAGTACGAATTCACGATCTCGCGGACGAGGCCCGAATTGACCGACAGCCAGCGTACCTTGCGGGTAAGCTCCTGGCGGTCGAAGGTCGTCATTACCTTCTTGAAATCGGCGGGCCAAGGCGACCAGACATATTGCCGCTTGTTCGAGAATTTGGCGGCCTCAAATTGCGAATAGATGCCCGACCCGGTACCGCCGAACCCGTCGGCCCGTGCCTTCAGGTTGCCGCGCTTGGCGCGGGCGATATTCTTAAGCTTGTCGGGTTTCACCGACTTCTTGCGGGGCTTGGACATAAATTAGAGGCCTCGGAAATTCCAGAGGCCGTTATAGACGCGGACGCGGTCGATAGCCCCATATTGCTGGGGGTCCTTGACCTGCAGCGAATAGCGACATTCCACAAGGACGCTCTGGATATCCATCGGCCAGGATTTCTGGACGGACGTGCCGGAATCGGTGTACGCCATAAGAACGCGGCCCTGCAGTAACTGCTCAACGGCCTTGTCGCGGATCGCCTCGATCTGCGATTGCGTTAGAATCATAAAACAACCCGTGGCGCGGCTTCCCATAAAATAGCGCGGGAGTCAAAAGGGCAGGCCCCGCCAATCTGCCCTGCGATGGGCAGCGGAGGGGTGCCACTTCCTAAACCCTATGCCCGAGCACCAGGAAGCGCTCAGACAGATTGAGGCACGGGGTGCCATTGTCAACGGGCAGAGGCCTCGCCTTCGGCGCTCGTTTCTCCGCCTTGGGCGAGCTCGGCGGCCTCGTCGGCGATTGCGCCCTTCCCCGTGAGCTTCCAACCGAGGGCGGGAATAAGGCCCATCGTCTCACAATCCCAGAAATGATTGGCCCGGCTTCCGATCTGTTCCCAGAGCGGCTTGCCGCCCTGCCCAATCGTGCGGCGCTCGGCCTGCATCTGCGCCAGGTATTCCTCGGGCACGTCGTCGGCCCGGGCGTGCTTACCTCGGCGAATGAGCAGCGCGAGGGTGTCCTTCAGGCGAAGGTTGGAGAAGTAAAATCGCTTAATGCGTTTGGTACCCGAGGCCTCGATCACGGGCGGGGAGTACGGCCTGATTTCGGTCTTAACGCCCGCAGGGGTTTTGACCTTCCAGGCAAACTCGTTTCGCGCGTCGCCGCGGGTCGCGTTCCAGCCATTCTTACCGCACATCGATAAAACCTCGTCGGTCTGGTCGCCTGAATCGACGAATACGTTTGCGGCGTGCACCCCGTTTTTCTGCTGAATCTCGATAAGCTCGGACCAGGTGAAACAGAAACCGCAGGCGTACAACCGCGAGAGGCCTTCGCCGTTCCAAGCCCGGACAACGTAATAAAATCCGCGCCGTTGCACGTCTACGGAAAGGAAACGCATACGAACAAAATCAGGCGCCGCCCTGAGCTCGGCATTAAGCTGCCGCCCGGGCGTAGGCTTGCCTTTGACAAACCCGCCTTCCTCGGCCCAATCGTCGCCGAGCCTGAAACCGCCTACCTTGCCCTCGATGTTGATCTCGTCGGGTTCCTCGCGGTACGTCTGCGCAAGGCGCTTGTTGATGAATTCGACCCGCAGCTGATTCTCGCCCCGATCGTCGTACGCGTTGCGGGCCTCGATACATTCGACCGCAAGCTCGCCCCAGGTAAGGCCCCATTGCATCGCAAGGGCGTTGTAATTGAATCCGCGCCGAGATTTCGGGGCGTCGGGATTCGTCACGATGTAACGGCCCGATTTGTTCAGGTCGGTCCGTACTTTGTTCGTATCGGGCAGGTAGGCCGAACAAGCCTTGCATTGATACTTCGTCCCCTTGCGTACCCCGTCGAGGTTCCAGCCCGACGCCGTCTTAGCCTCTTTCGGAAAAATCACCTGTTCCCATTGGTAGGGCTGGTACTCCCCGCAGCTCGGGCACGAGAACGACCATACCCGGCGATCGGTGCTCGCGAACCATTCGGCCCAATCCGAGCCCTCCGTTCCTCCCTGGGAACATAGCACGACCTTGCTTTGCCATTTGTACGCGGTGATTCGGGCAAGCGCCTGTTTGAGCGCCCCGACAGGCCAGAGCCAGAGCTCGTCGCCGAGCACATAACGAATCGAACGGCGCTGCAGATTCTTCTCATTGTTCGCCCCGAGCACCCAGCAGGAATTGCCTCGGAATTGAATCACGCCTTTCTTGGGAATACCGTCGGGGCCGATCAGGGCCTTGACCGCAGGCACGGATTCCCAGAGCAGGCGCAGACGCGTCTCCTGCCAATCTTCGCTATTACGGTCGATATCGTTGAGCATCAACGTCGGGCCCGGCGCCAATACGGGAAGGATGCACGACGCGCCTTCTATGATCCAGCTCTTACCCGATTGCACGTTGCCCATCACGCCTACCTCCTGAACCTCCGGGTCGGTCAGGCAGCGCAAAGGCTCGGCGAGCCAAGGGGCGTTTGAGATTCGGAACGGCCCCGACAAAGGGGAGTAAGGAATCGAGCGGATATTATGCTCGAGGAAATCGACCGGGTCGCGGTGCGGGTCCGGCGTCAGCGCCGAGCGCAGCGCCAGGGTAAAGGCATCGTCGGCGCTCATTCGTCGGCCTCCTCGTCGAACGCGTCGAGCGGCGGGGCATCGGCGCCAGGTTCGACCCCGCCGACGATATGCACGGCCTCGCGGGCCGACGCCGACCATTTCTCGAGGAGCTTCTGCACCTTATCGTCGACCGCCTTCAGGGCCGTGCCCGGCGAATCGGGGTTCGCGATCGGGGCGACCTCGAGCCCGAGCCCGAGCACGTCGGCCTTGATCTCGCCGAGCACGCGCTGAAACCTGTCCAGAGCCTGCGCCGTCTTGATCAGCTCCTTAGCTTCAAGCTTGCGGGCCAAGGCCTCGCGCTCGACGACGACCAGGGTCTTAAGGATATTCTGGTACGTCGTGTATAGTTTAGATTCCTCGGCGAGGCCTCCCTCGCGGGCGACGATGTACCTTTGACGGGCGGCTTCCTTCAGCTCGCGGTGACGTTCGACGGTCTGCTCGAAACTCTCGTCGGGCACAATCGCCGACGGGTCGACGCGGACGGTCGAGGGAATCGCCGGGCGACCCTGCCTTGCCCGCAGCGCTCGGGCATCGCGCCAGGCCTGCGCATCTTCGAGCGACGTCAGAGGCATACCCTCCCTGATCAGCTTATACGCCCGGGCCTCGGAAAATCCGAAATGCGCTGCGACCTGGGCGGTAGAAAGGGCCATTGTTTTATCGTTCGTTTAATCGATTGGTTACGATTGGTTAATGATTGGTTAACGGAGTTATATGACTGTCGTAAAGGGGGTTTTAAGCCTCAACCCTGATACCCGAGGTTTTTGGGCGTTATTTCACGTAATTCTTACGAAGTCGGCCTCAGTTGCGCTCATATGCCGTCATTTAAAAAGATTCCTTAGGGGGGCTTTGGTACGTGATGTTTTTTTCGCAGGAGTTTTATGCGCAGCAGCTTCGGCCTTAGGCTTACCGCGAAGGATCGAGGCTATCCGCATATTATTCACTTCATTCTGCGGTCGCATAAACCGCGAGGGCTCGAGGCCCAAACGACGTAAGAGCTTCCTGCAACGCAGGGAGATAGCTGCACGCGTCACCCCGTGACGCCGGGCAAGCTCGGTCATACGGGGCGGGCAACCCTCACCGACGACGAGCCTGATGATATCAGCGTGCAGGCGCACGGCCTGATCGGTAGAGCGGTCCAGGCCTTCAAGGAGGAAGTGCAACGTGGCCCTAAGCCTGAGCGATGCGAGCTCGAGGGCCTGCTGCTTAGGGTCCTGAATCTCCTCGGCCTTCTCGACGAGATCCCGCGTCGTCGTCAGGTCCTCATTGATGGGCGTCCAATCTTCCCCGAAGGTCGTATGCTTATGTTCGCCCGATTGCCTGATTTCCATTCCTGCCAAATCGACGGGGTTGCGATTGATGCGGTCGTTATTGCCGGGCAGCTCCTCGAGCATCAGATCGGCGCGGAACATACCCGAATCAATCAGGTTGCGACGTTCGACGGGCGTTAAGGTTTTCCACCAACGCCGATATTGTCGGGCGATGTTTTCGGGCACCTATCTACGTTATGCCCTTGGTAAGCAATTACGCAACAGGCGAAAGAAGATTGACCCATACGATGCCGTCGAACCTTACCAGGCGCTCGCGCTGCAGGCGTCGGCGTACGCTATCCGGGTCGTAAGGCTTGAAGCGGTGCTTTCCCCATCGTCGGGTTTTTCCGTCCTTGCCGCGTACTTGGGCGGCGACGTACCTGCATCGGTCGGCGAATTCTCTCGAGGTCATAAGGGAGGGCCACCCGGTGACGAGCTCGCGTAGGTTGGCGGCCTGCTGGCGGCGGTTGTAGATTGAACCCTCGACGGCGTTAGCCCGGGCTCGTTCCATCCTTGCCCGATCGGTGTCCCAAAGGATTTGATATCCCTTTAGGCGCTCGATTTCACGGCGGCCTTTGGTCGGGCGTTTGCGGGCTGGTTTGTCGGTCGACATAGGTACGGGGCTCGAGGGGGTCGGCGTCGTCGCGTCAGCGCCAGGTATGAGGCCGAGCGTAGCGTAAGCGTAGCGCGGGGCCGATATACCGCCCTTCGTAAGAAGGTACGGAAAATCCTACGGAAGTTCCTACGGAAGTTCCACCCTGAGCGAAAAGGTCAGGATTAGGGCTTAGGCGGCTCATTGAGAGGGGTTTGCGGGTTTGGGGGCGGTCAGATACCCTTAGCCGAGGCGAAAGGGCTTCTGAGGGGCTTCCTGAGGGGTCTTTTGGGCCTTCTGGCGGTCACCTTGGGCGGCGGTTTGTGGCTTCGGCGCGATCTCGTCGGTCGTCGCGTATTCCCATCGGATAACGCCGGGCTCGCGGGCGTGCCGGATAAAGATATCGTTTGCGTAATCGTTAAAAGCGTTGCGCATACCCGAGCGGGCTTTGCGCTTGGTGAAGGACAGTTTGAAAACGGGGGCGTCGCCCTGCTGCCGAAACAAACAACCGACCTCCCGAAAATAATTGGCCCACTCTGCGCTTCCTTGCATACTATAGGCGAGGTCGGCCTGCGTCTCGCCGTCGCGGTCGCCTGCGGACCTGGGCTTAGGGGTGTGGGCCATCGCGCAGAGTACGCAGCCCGTTCGCTTAAGCATCGGGTTCAGCTGCATACGCAGGAATTCCGTGACCTCTTTCTGATCTGAGACGTCGATACCGCAAAACGAGAGAATCGGGTCGACGATAACGAAATCAGCCTGATGCCGATTAATCAGGCGCTCAAGGGTTGGGATGAACCGCGGGCCGACCGCAGAGACGTTGCGGGTAATAAGCAGGTTTTCGTCGAGCATCGCCCGCTCGGGAATCGTGAGATTGGCCCCGCCGACGGCGCCCTGGTACTGCTCGGCGCAATCCCCTATGTCGTTCTCGGCCTGCAAAATCAATACTTTCAGCGCTCTTTTGGCGGTGATGCCGAACCAAGGGCGATGCGTCGCAAGGGCGATCGCGAAGGACATAGCCAAAGACGATTTGCCCGTGCCTGCCTGCCCGACGAGGATAAGCGAACCGCCCTTGCATAGCCATCGGCGACCGATGAGGCAATCGGGGTCGTTCGCCGGGTCGAAGGCGAGCAGGGCCTGCCCGGTCATAATCTCCGTCTCGTCGTCGGCCTCGGCGGCGGGGTCGGTCAGTTGCCCGATCTCGGCGAGGGCCTTCGCGGCTCGGCTGCGGACGTCGTCGGGGTCGGCGCCTGGGCGGGCGGCGATTTCGGCGGCGCGGTTGGCGGCCTCGATAACTTGGCGTAGCTTGGCGTCGCGGGATATGATCGTGACCCAATCGGGGTTGAACAGGGATTCCCCGACCGCCTTGACGATGCCGTTTATTTCGTGAGCGCCGACCTTGAGCCCGCGCATACGGGCCATTTCCGACGCGGTAAGCTCGTCGGCGTTTTTGCCGCCTGCCTCGACCTCGAGCATAGCAAGGGCGATATCCTGATGCAGGGGCTCGAGGAAGTCGTCGGCCCGCAGGGAGGGCGGGAAAGGGGCGGCGTCGCGTAGAAGGGCGCCGAGCAGGTATCGCTCGACGTCGGGCGACCCGGGCAGAGGGTTGGGCATAGGGTTGGGTTTTGCGGCCTTACCCGCAGGAGGTCAAGGGTCTTTCCTGCCTCGGTGTTTCTTGAAATCGGCCCGGCGATAGCATCGCGTCGGCCTCGGGAGATTAAAGGTCCTGTAGGTCAGCCAATGCCTATCGACGAGGTATTGCAGGCCCCGTACGGTCTTACGCAGCTCGCGGGCGAGCTCGGACAGGGATACCCATCCTTCGGGCACCTTATCGGCCTTGGCGGCCTGCATCTGATCGACGGCCTTATCCCAGGAGCTGACGCCGGGCTTGAGGCGGTAAAACTTGCGGCCTCGGTAATTGTTTTGGATTTCGACGAAACCTGTCCTTACCATCTGGTCGGCCTTGATTGCGGCGCTGCCGAGGTAATTGACCTTAAGGACGGAGATAAGGTCGCGGGTAGAGTACCAGGGGCGGTCGTCGGTCTGGGCGGGTCGTCGGTCGTCTGCCCGGATAGCCTGCACCCCTTGAGTTTCTCGGATAACTTCTCGCAGGTATTCTCGCGGCTTCATCAGATCAGCTCGTAAGCGGTCGAGTAGATAAAGCGGCCTTGGAATCGGTGGGCGGTCCATACCTTGCAATCGCCCGTCGATTCGTCGATTACGCCGTGCAACCAACCGTTGCACCATTTGGTCGTCGCAAGGCGCCTAAGGGCGTAATCGGCCTTATCGATATCCATACAACACATACCCGAAATTCCGACGATTGGCTGCTCGAGGTGCTCAATCGTGCAGAGGGAAAAATCGTGCGTATGCCCGTGAAGGACGACGTCGCCTGGTCGCCCGAGGGTGCGGGCCGTCTCGCGGGTCGCGTTTACTCCGACGCGGAATCCGTGTGTCCCGGTCAGCTTGCCGATGCGGAAGCGGTTTACGTCCTCGGACTTCTTGCCTTTGACGGAATAACGATGGACCTCGCGGCAGCCGACCTCGGCGAGGGTGTCGGCTACGGATTGGACGGCTCGGCGGGCGTTGTCGGCCCGATCTCCGTTTCGGGAGTGCATCATTTCCTCGGCTCGGATATCGTGATTTCCCTGCACGTAGATTGTCGGTCGCAAAACTTTTCGCAGGAAATAGTTTCCAGCCTTAAGGTCCTCGTCGATGCCTTCCTCCTGTTCGTCGGGCGAGGCGCCTTTGCGCCAGGCGCCGAAATCGTTCAGGTCTCCCAGGTGTATGCGTACCGAGGGTTTCCATTTGCCGACGAACGTCGCGAGGGCCTCGGTCGTATCTGGGCAGCCGAGATGCCCGTGATTATCGCCAGCCGCGACGAATTTAATAATCTTTGCCATAGATGGTTTTCTTATAATGGGGCTCGTACTGAAAAAGGCAGTAGTGGGACTGCCCGGGCGGGCGTTTGACGGTCGAACGGCGCGGGAAAGGGTGGCTTGAGGCGACGACGAGCTCGTAAGGGAGGCCCATCATTTCGGCGGTATCGCGGGCCGAGATTCCAAGGCGGGCGGCCTCGGCGAGCTGCACGTCGGGATCGTACGGAATCGACATAGCGGGCAGGCCTCGTTCCTTCGCCCTTGGCACGTGCGCGCATTGAGCGAGGAACATCGCCCGCGGAATCGATATACCGAGCACCTGAGCCCTTTCGACGAAATCGAGACGCCGACGGGATTCGTTGTTGCAAACCATATCGGCGGGGTCGTCGGGCACCTTATAGCCCTAATGTCCGGGCGAGGAACCGCCCTTCGGCGAGGATGCAGTTCGCGCTACCCGGCGCGAAAACGTACGAATAGTCCGGCGCCGTCTCGCGGGTGATCTCCCCGATCGATAGGCCTTCCTCCTCGTTCGCCGCCCAGGTTCCGACCGTGTCGACCCTTACCTTGATGATGCGCCATCCGTCGGCCCCGAGGGAGCGCTCGGCGACGCGCAGCTCGTTCAGATAACGCCAATCGGAAACGACGACCAGGGTATCGCGCACGGTCTGCTCGCGGCGCTTCTCGATATGGAATTCGGTCGCGTCGTCGCAAAGCATCTTCGCGAAAATGTCCTTATCGTGCGATCGGGCGAACCTGCCGAGCTCGACGAGGATATGCCGATGCTTCGTCTTGTAATCGTCGTCGAAGAAATCGGTTTCGTCGCCGTCGTGCAGGCCGACCCATTCGAGGAATTTATTAGCCGATTCCTTCAGCCCGTCTGCGAAGTTGATCTGGGCGGCGTCGGAACGTCGGACGGCCTCGAGGATGCCCGTCGCGAACGTATCCTTACCGCTGCGGGCGTATCCGGTGATCAGGACGAGGGTGGGCATTTGGAGGGGTCGAGGTAATTGCTCGGGTCCTTCATACCGTCGACAATGTCGCGCATAAGGCGACGGCTGCGGGCGGCGTGCTGCACGGCCTTGCCGAATTGGCGGGCCGACAGGTGCAGGGCCTTGCGGATATGCCGGGGCTTGTGCCCGAGCTGCAGGAAGCGCGAGGCGGTCAGCAGGAATTGCCGACGATCGAGCCAGGCGCGGCGCTGTTCTCCGATGTCCATTAGTAGGGGACATCCTCCGGGGCGGGCGGTTCGGCCTGATCGGAAGCACGATAGCCGACCTCGGCGATAGGCTCGATCTTGGTAAACTTGTATCGGTACTGAGGCTTGTCACCCCAAGGGGTGTCGGGCGTAACCTCGATATGGAACGTCGCCTTTTTTCCGAAGGCGGGTTCGACGTATCGGAAAAGGTTTTCCTCGGTGATATCGGCGGGCGGGGCGGGGCAGAATTGCCCGGTCAGCTTGCCGACGAGCATCGCGAGGCCCTTGCCCCATTGTTCGACCTGGTTGCTTTCCTTGTTGATGCCGCCGACGTTGAATTTCTTCGTCAGGCAATTGCCGTCGCCGTCGAGGAAGAAAAGGCGACAGTAGGCGAACCCTTGGGCGTTGCGCTTGAACCGCGTCGCGATCTTGTCGTCCTTCGGGCGAATGAGTTTGAGGATATACGACCCGTTGCGGGTGATATCGACCAGGGGCTTACGTTCGTTGTTATAGGGTTCCATATTATGCGAAATTGATAGGCGCGGCGGCGGCGGGCTTGGCGTCGACGTCGAGCACGACGGGCACGCTCGGGTCGAAGGCGTACCCGGGCCAGATATCGGTCGCGAGGCACTCCTTATAAGTCCGCATAGCGTCCTCGAAATCCATCAGGGCGCGGGTCGTGAGCTCGGGCCCGATCTCGTAAACGGCGCCGAGGAGCGTATCCTTCTCGACGGCGATAATGCGGAAACCTTTCAGGCGCTGGCCCGTAAAGGCCTCGTAAAGGGTGCGATAAATGACGGCCTGCAGGGCATATTTATAGGCGATTATGCTGCGGGTAAAATCTCGCGGCGAGGCCGATTCTGCCGTTTTCAGGTCGTAGGCGTACCCGTCGGCTGAAATCGCGTCGATTGCGGCCTTGAATTGAATCCCGTTATATTCGACGGCGAACATATATTCGGTCTTAACGTACGGGCGGGCGCCGACGTCGTCGGCGAGCTTGTTAAACTTGCGGGAGAGGGCGACGGCGAGATCGTACTCCTCGGGGTCGGCGGCGACCTGCCCGGGCTTCAGGGACGCGGCGAAGGCCTCAGCTGCGGCCTTGCCCTCCTTAGTGCGTTTATCGGTTTTCATCGCCGGGCAATAGCTAGCCAGGAAGCGCGGGGCCTCGAGGGTCGCCATATGGGCCATAATGCCGAGACGCAGGGCCTTGGTTTCCTCGCGGGGCGTTTCGAGGGATAGCTTATAGGCGGCGGGGCATTTCAGCAGCTCTTTCAGGCGCGTGAAATTGAGGGCGCCGGGAACCGCGTCATAATCGGCGCGGCTTAGGATTTCATAGTTGGGCATAGGAAAGGGGATTGAACGGGACGATCGGCGGGAAGCGAAAGAAACTCAGAGGTCGTCGTTACCTTCGATTTCCTCGACCTCGTTCGAGATTGTACCGCAGGCCTCGAGGGCCTCGCCGACGGCCTTATCGGAAAGGTCGAGGTTATTGCGCAAGACGCGCAGGGAGGTCTGGATGCACTTAAGGCGGTCGTACAGGGGTTTAACGTCGTAAGACTCCTGCACGCCCTGGGCGGGGGTGCGGACGTGCTGGCGCTGAGCGCCCTTGATGTCGGTAAGCAGGTGCCGCGTATCGTCGCCGACGATCTCGGTTTCGCAGTAGTATTCCAGGGAATCGAGGCGGTCGCCGATCAGGTTAAGCAGGCGCTGGATTTTTTCGAGGTTGGGCATCGTGAGGTTATGGTTTGAATTCGTTAAGGCCTTTGGGGGTGCGGGCGTAAAAGCGTACGTTGACCTTCGTCGGGTTCAGCTGCGCGAGGTTGGTACGGCGCCAATCTTCGTAAGCAGCCTTAAATGCCTTGTCGGTCTTGGCCTGTACCTCGGCATAAGGTATGCCGTCGAGGTAGATCAGCAGCAGGAACGGACCGGGGTGGGACGCGGCGAGCTTCACGATGCCCGGAGGGGGCGGGGTCTGTTTCTTAATGGGCGTCATATCAGCCGACAGCGTCGGGATTAACGCGTACGAATTCGCGGCCCATCTTGGCCCAATATTCGACGTTTTTGCCCTGCATATTTGGGCGGGTGCCGTTGCGCCATTTCCACCATTCCTTCAGGAAATCGTCCTTACCCCAGACGCAGAATTCGGCATTTTGGGGTTCGCCGTTGATCACGACGAAAAGGGCGTGAGATTCGCGTGGCATACGGGCCGCCTGGTCGCGGATATTCTGCGGAAGGCTCACGGCTGGCTCTTGCCCTCCTTGGCGGCGTTCCAGCGTCGTTTGGTGACAGCGTAAAGCAAGGGATTGATTTTCTTTTTAAAAGATAAAAACATCAAATCACCTGCTTCGGTCAATTGCTCGACCTGTGCTTGCAGTTCCTCGTTCGGGATGATGGTGCGGGTTGTAAAGGCGGTCATCCTTTCGACCTCGGCCTTGAGGCGGGCAATGCGGTTTTTCTGATGTTCACAGCATTTCTGAAGAATGTCGCCTTCCTTGTAATCGTCATTCCTCATACGCATTACTTCTTCCTTTAGTTTTGCATTT